CTAAACTCAAGCAAGGAATTGATGCGTTAGCGGATGCAGTGAAAGTAACATTAGGACCTAAGGGACGGAATGTTATTATTGATAAAGGAGCATTGTCGCCTGTAGTAACAAAAGACGGTGTATCAGTCGCAAAACATATTGAACTAGAAGATTCGATTGAAAATATTGGTGCTAGACTTATCAAGGAGGTTGCTTCTAAAACAGCAGATTTAGCTGGTGATGGAACTACAACAGCAACTGTAATTGCACAAGCTATTATAACTGCAGGCCTAAAAAATGTTACTGCCGGTGCAAATCCAATGGATTTAAAGCGCGGCATTGATTTGGCCGTAGAAGCTATAGTTAAAGAACTAGATGAAATGGCAATAGAAGTCGCATCGGATTCAGATCAAATAAAACAAGTTGCTACGATCTCAGCAAATAGTGATGAATCTATTGGAAGTATTATTGCACAGGCTATGACAGAAGTTGGCATTGATGGTGTTATTACTGTCGAAGAAGCTAAAGGCATGGAGACAGAACTGCGTACTGTTGAAGGAATGCAATTTGATCGTGGTTATTTATCACCGTACTTTGTTACGGATAGCAATCGAATGGAAGCAGTTTATGAGGATGCATTTATCTTATTATATGAGAAAAAGATTTCTAATATGGCCGAATTGTTACCTGTATTAGAATCAGTTATTCAGACTGGCAAACCATTATTAATTGTAGCAGAAGATGTAGATGGAGAAGCATTAAGTTCTTTAGTAGTTAATAAAGTACGTGCTGGATTTAAAATTGTAGCTGTTAAAGCTCCAGGATTTGGCGATGCACGTAAAGAAATGTTACGAGATATTGCTGCAATAACAGGCGGAACAGTAATTTCGCAGGAGATAGGCAAGACCTTAGATCAAGCAACAATTGAAGATTTAGGATTGGCAGAAAAAATTACGGTATCTAAAGATGCGACAACGATTGTTAATGGATTTGGCGAAGAAGCCGATGTGAGTGATCGTATTGATAGTATTAAGGTGCAGATTGATTCTAGTAAATCAGACTATGAGACAGAAAAACTCCAAGAACGATTAGCTAAATTAGTAGGTGGCGTGGCAGTATTATCAATCGGCGCAGCCACGGAGGTAGAGATGAAGGAAAAGAAAGATCGTGTTGATGACGCATTACATGCTACAAGAGCAGCAATTGCCGAAGGTATTGTACCTGGCGGAGGCACTGCACTACTACACGCTGCAAATAAACAAAAAGATTTAGGAAAAGATTCCAATCAAGATATTAAATATGGTATTGATATTGTACGACGAGCAGTCGAAGAGCCTATTCGCCAAATTTGTTACAATTCGGGTGTTGACGGCTCTGTGGTAGTACGGGATGTATTAGAGTCAGGATTAGGATATAATGCTCAAACAGGAAAATACGAAGACTTGATCGAGACGGGAGTTATAGATCCTAAGAAAGTGACACGTGTAGCGTTACAAAATGCCGCTTCAATAGCATCACTTGTGTTGATGACTGAGTGTGCAGTAGTAGAAATACCAAAAGAAGAAAAAGAACAGCCTGCATATGGTATGTAAGTTGATAAAAAGATTATATATTAGGAAATATAATGGATAAAAAAGAAAGAGCAATGCAGGCACGTGGCATGAAACCGTTACGTGCAGAAGATTTAATCGATATCATATGTGAGTCATGCGGAGGACGATTCTTTAAAGAAGTTCAGTCATTTAAACGCGTGCCTGCACTTCTTTCTCCGACTGGTAAAGAACAGATTATGCCAGTGCCTACTTTTAGATGTGATGACTGCGGCCATATTAATGAAGAGTTTATGCCTAAGTAATGACTAAGAAACCGAAAACTATATTTGATCATCTCGCCGGCATTAGTCATAAAAAAGATGAATGGAATTCACTGACAGAAGCAGATCAAAAATCTTTTTCGCCATATTTAATTAACAGATGGCTATCGATGCAATACGATCTAATTGAGGTTGTGGATGCATTGCAGAGGTTTACTATAGGCCCATTATCGACAAAGCATGTATATCAGTTATATTATGACGTTTTGCCAGCAAAGCGTTATTTTGCAAAATATATTAAAGGTAAGGCATCTGTTAAATTTGACAAGGAGTTATTGACACTGATAGCAAATCACTTTCAGATATCAAAACAAGAAGCTACTGATTATCTAGAAATATGGTTAACGTCAGATGCCGAGCCTCTCAGAGAGATCTTACGTAAATATGGTAAAACGGACAAAGAGATAAAGAAATGGCTATAAGCAAATTTATACGAGAAACAAAAAACAAAGTAGAACTTTCAGAAACTGTACATCACCCCGATCATTATGGCGGCGAAGATAATATTTACGAAGCTATAAAAGTTATTGAAGCTTGGGGATTAAATTTCGCATTAGGAAATACAGTTAAATACATTTCACGAGCCGGCAAAAAAGATCCTAACAAGACGCTAGAAGATCTAGAAAAGGCACTTTGGTATTTAGAACGTGAAATATCTCGTATAAAAGATTTGGATAAATAATCATTATTTCTTATATTTAGAGTATGCATAGTTTAATTAAGTTTAATATACGAGAACCTAACGGCGAACGTAAGATATCATACTCTCAATTTTCAATGTATAGCAAATGTCCTAAACAATGGGAATTGGCATATGTACAAAATTTACGAGAGTTTAGGCAGAGTATTCATACACTATTCGGTACGGCATTTCATGAGACGCTTCAAGAATATTTGACGGTAATGTATGAACAATCGGCAAAAAAGGCTGATGAACTCGATGTCAATGGCATGCTCCTCAACAAGATGGCAGATGCATATGCACATGCCGTGAAGGAGATGGGCGAACATTTTTCGAATAAGTTTGAACTTAATGAGTTTTATAATGACGGTGTACTCATTCTAGATTATCTTAAAAAGAATAGATCAAAATATTTTTCTGCTAGGCATGAAGAGTTGGTAGGTATCGAAGTTCCAATTTACCACCAGGCAGATGATGATAATAGTTCTGTTATGATGATGGGGTTTCTAGATATTGTCATACGAGATAAGCGTACGGATCGTATTAAGATTATCGATATTAAGACAAGTACACAAGGATGGAATAAGTATCAAAAGGCTGATAAACTAAAGGCGTCGCAGTTAGTTTTATATAAAGAATACTTTGCTCAGCAATTTGGGTTTGATGTAGATAAAATTGATATACTATATTTAATTGTTAAGCGTAAGTTAATTGAAGGAGCGATGTTTCCACAGAAACGTGTGCAAGAATTTGTGCCGGCGAGCGGTAAGCCTACAAGAAACAAACTTAAGAGTTCATTGAACAATTGGATTGGTTCAAGTTTTGATAAAGATGGAAATTACAACGTTAATAAAACATATCCAGCGGTTGCCGGCAAGAATAAGAAAAATTGCAAATACTGTGAATTTGCAGATCGTGAAGATCTTTGCCCTGTTGCTAAAAGGATCAAAGAATGAAAATCGCGATGATTGGATCTAGGCACTATGAAAAGCCTAGAAAAATACGAGACACGATTACTAATTCTAAACGGAAGTTTGGCGATGAATTGATAATTATTTCCGGTGGGGCAAAAGATGGAGCTGATCGGTATATAAAAAAGTATGCAATAGAGTTTGGTGTTACGTATAAAGAGTTTAATCCAGCACATACACCGAGAAATCTATACAGTGCTATGTCAGAAGATTATTACAATAAGCCGTATCACGTGTCTCAATTTCATCATCGTAATATGCTACTGGCTAAAGATTGTGATGTAATGATTGCATTTGCGGAAGGCGATGTTACTAACGGCACAAAAAGTGCAATTCAAGCAGCAAAACGGCTTGGAAAAAAGGTGGTTATTATCACCTAAATCATATTTATAATAAAGAAAAAGAACGGTTATACGGAGATTTAATGGAACAGTTACAGTTACCTAAGCTTAGGAAGATTGATCCTAACAAACCAAAAAAGAAAAAGATTTTATTGTTATCAGATGACTTGCGCATGCATTCTGGTATTGCAACAATGTCACGTGAATTTGTAATGGGCACTCTTAAAGAGTATGACTGGGTACAGATTAGTGCAGCAGTAAAGCATCCAGAAGAGGGCAAAATTATGGATTTGTCCCAAAGCGTTGCAAAAGAGACTGGTATTAATGATGCATATTTAAAGTTATATCCTGTATCAGGGTACGGTAATGCACAGATATTGCAGCAAGTAATGAATATTGAAAAGCCGGATGCAATATTGCACTTTACAGATCCTAGGTTCTGGGGTTGGTTATATCAACTTGAACATTCGCTTCGTCAGCACATCCCCCTTATGTATTATAATATTTGGGATGATTTGCCATATCCGCATTGGAACGAACCATTTTACGAGTCATGTGATTTGATCATGAACATTTCACGTCAGACTCAAAACATTGTAAAAAATGTTCTTAAAAAGTATCCTAAACCAGATTGGGCAGTGCAATGGGTATCGCATGGTATTAATGAAAATGATTTCCGTATTATTAACGAATTGGATAAAGATTGGAATGAGTATAAAAAGTTTAGTGATGATTTTAAGAAAACTCATGACGTAGACTTTATTGTGTTCTGGAACAATAGGAACATTCGACGTAAGCAACCAGGGGATTTAGTGTTAGCGTTTAGTGAGTTTTGCAATCGATTACCAAAAGAAAAGGCAGACCGTACATGTTTACTAATGCATACTCAGCCAGTAGATCAAAATGGTACAGATTTATATGCTGTCGCAAATACAGTTGCACCTAATAGAAAAGTTTTCTTCACTGATGGGCATATAGATAGAAAGCAATTAAACTTCTTGTACAATATGGCCGATGTAACTGCTAATATTGCATCTAATGAAGGCTTTGGTTTATCTCACGCAGAATCGTTAATGGCCGGCACGCCGATTATTAATAATGTAACGGGCGGTCTTCAAGATGGATGTCGTTTCGAAGATGAAGAAGGGAATTGGATAGAATTCGATACAGAGTTTCCATCTAATCATAATGGAAGATATAAAAAGCATGCAGAGTGGGCTAAACCAGTATTTCCGACAAACAGATCATTACAGGGCTCACCACCGACGCCGTATATATTTGATGATAGAGTTGACTACAAGGATGTTGCGGATGCAATTGAATATTGGTATGAGTTAACACCACAAGAGCGTGCTGAGATGGGCGAAGCTGGACATGAATGGGCAATTGGTGATGAATCAAATTATTCGGCTAGAAAGATGTCTGAGCGATTTATAGAATGTATTAATACATGTTTAGATAATTGGACACCGAAAGAAAAATTCACGATGTATTCAGTGCCATTAAAACAAAGTTATGAATTTGAAAAAATAGGAGTATTATGAAACCATATATAGTAGTAATGGGTCCGGTGGCCACTAGGTCCGGATATGGCAATCATATGAGGGACTTATGTATAAGCTTAATTGATTCGGATAAGTATGAAGTTGATATAATTTCATTGCCATGGGGAAACACTCCTATGGATGCACTCAAAGCAGATAACGAAGAACATCAGCGTATTTCTAGTCGTATTGCTAAGCAAAATATATCGCGTAAGCCAGATGTATTTATTCAAGTATCTGTCGCAAATGAATTTCAGGCGCATGGAAAATACAACATCGGTATTACAGCCGGCGTTGAGACAGATCAGCCGCCTGGCGAATTTATCGAAGGCTGCAATAAAATGGATTTGATTATCGCCACTTCAGAGTATACGAAAGAGAGCTTGCAAAAAGTATCATATGATAAGTTAGATAAGAAGACTAATCAAAAAATTGGCGATATTCGTCTAACTACGCCTATCGAAGTATTAGCAGAAGGAGCAGACCATTCGATTTATAAAAAACTAAAACGAGCCGAAATTCATGAGTCGGTTGATGCATATTTGAGCAAAATACCTTCATCATTTAACTTTTTATTTGTTGGTCATTGGTTAAAAGGAGCCCCTGGTCATGATCGTAAAGATGTTGCTATGATGATTAAGACATTTTGCGAAACATTTAAAAATAAAGCAAAACAGAATAAACCTGGTTTGATCTTAAAAACTAGCCATGCAACGTTTAGTATAATGGACCGAGATGAAATTTTCCGTAAAATACAAGAGATTTTAGAACCGTACGGCGATAAGGCTCCTAACATCTATTTGATACATGGCGACTTAACGGATGAAGAAATGAATTCATTATATAACCATTCAAAGGTAAAGGCAATGATATCATTTACTAAAGGTGAAGGATTCGGACGTCCGTTATTGGAATTTACATTTAGTGGTAAGCCAGTAATTGCCTCTGACCACTCCGGCCATAAAGATTTCTTACGTGTGAGTCATATGTTACCGGGCGAACTTACTAAAGTACATAAATCGGCAGCCGATCAATTTATACTCGAAGGTTCAAATTGGTTTACTGTAAACTATCAATATGCATCTAAGGTTCTTAAAGATTGCGTTGACAACTATAAAAATTACATGAAGGCAGCTAAAGAACAGTTTAAGATTAGCCGTAAAGAATTTACACGAGATATAATGGCTAGCAAATTATGTGCAATAGTTGATAAAGGTATAGACTCAGTGCCTAAAGAAGTATCATTGCAATTGCCAAAACTTAAAAAATCGTCTAATTCTAGTACCCCTAAGTTAAAATTACCAAAACTTAATAAGGTAGAAGCATGAAAGATTTAAAAGCAGATTATGATAGCACTTCGCCAATAACAGGCAACTTTTGTGTTATGGAAGAATCGGATCCAGAAACTAATACTACATCGTATATGTGTATGGAGTCAGGTTGGACAACGTCAGACCATATGAAAATTGGGTCAGATTTAGTGCAAGCATTTGAGGAGAACTGTACGGAACTAATGCGCAAATCTCGTATAGATGATGAAGAACGTGGATTAGTTTGGTTTCCTGCGTTTATGCAAATGCCTAATGCAATGTTGTACTGTACCGGTGCTGATGTATCATCACTGAAATGGGAAGTTGCGGCAGTTATATCTGTTCCAGATGAAGAGAAGGAAAGATATCCTATTCCAGGACGCCCAGGCGAATACTATACGTCTAAGTTGGATGTCGAAAATGCTAATCAATATGATAAGTTAGACTTTGAGACGGCATTAAACGAACTATATGATATCGTAGAAAAAGGTTATAATGAGTATAAAGATCAGTTACGCGATTCCGGTATGTAATGAATGGATGGAATTAGAGCATCTTCTAAAATACCTATTTAAACATAAACGTGATCAAGATGAGATTGTAGTTCAATGTGATAAAGGAAATACTACACCTAACGTGTATCAAGTACTACAAGAATATTCTACTTATTATTCTGTAGGATTTAAAGTAACTGAGTTCCCTTTAAACAAAGATTTTGCTTCATTTAAAAACAACCTTAAAGATAATTGTTCGGGGGATTACATATTCCAAATTGATGCCGACGAATATCCAGATGAATATTTAATGGACATGATTGAGCCTACCATTAATATGAACAATTCAGTTGATATATTCTGGGTACCTAGAATTAATAAAGTAAATGGGCTTACTCAAGAGCATATTAACGCTTGGAAATGGAATGTCGATCGCGATGGAAGAGTTAATTTTCCAGACTATCAATGTCGTATCATGAAGAACGTGAAAAGAATTAAATGGAAAAATAAAGTCCATGAAGTACTTACAGGATACAAGACAGAGGCTAAATTACCTGCAAATGATGAATTTTGTCTAATTCATATCAAAGATATTAAACGTCAAGAACATCAAAATGCATTTTATGATACGATATGATTAAGATCAAATTATATGAATTAGATAAACATCGTAATGAGTGTGCGTTTCGGCCATATATAGCCGCTCAACACGTATTACGTGATATTGGGATAGAATTTACGCAGGGTGATTCGTATGATTATGCATGGATAGCTCAAGCTAGTTTTCTTAATAAGAAAGTATCATTAGGTCAGTCTGTAAACGATGGGTTAGAATTTTTGTCTAAAATTACCGGCGACTATATGTTGTTAGATGGGCAAGATTCTACATCATTACTTGGCTCGTACGAAGTATTTAAAGAGTCTAATGCATTGCTTCTATTAAAGAATAGTCTGTTGAAGAATCGATCGTTATATAAACAAGGCTCACAACTAGGACGATATTATTGGGGACCGGGCGATTATAAATTAGAAGATTTCGACGACTATTCAGATCGTATAGTATTAAGTGGTACGAATTGGTTATCTACTCATTGGGCTGGTATCAATGTACAATGGCAACAAATTGATAGACCACGTAAATACGATGTGTCAGCTATGTTTCAATATCCATCCAAGCAAATTAATTATGAACATGGAATTGACCAGACCACGCCATATGATAAGTTTCGTACTAATTGTATAGATCAACTTAATCAATCGTCTAGACTAGTTGCTAAATTAGAAAACGGCGAACGCGTATCACAACAGGAATACTTTCAACGAATGTATGATTCGAAGCTTATAGTAGCTCCGTTCGGATATGGCGAAATGGCTCCTAGAGATTTAGAAGCAGCGATGTTCGGATCAGTGCTTATTAAGCCAGATATGAGTTACGTAGATACTAATCCAAATGTGTTTGTACCTAACGAAACGTATATTCCATGTAAACATGATTTTAGTGACCTGAACGAAAAAATTGAAGAAATATTAGGAAATCAGGAGCAATATTCTTATATTATTAACAACGCACGTGCTAAGTATATTGAGGCAATGGATCCACAGACATTAGCAATGAATGTGTATAACATATTTAAACAGTTGGACGGGATAGAATAATGAAAAAAATATGGTACGCTCCTTATAAGTTTGAATCTTATGGCAATGAGGAAATAAAAGCAGTTGAAGAATCATTAAAATCTGGTTGGTTAGGAGGACAAGGTCCTAGATCGGTTAAGTTCGAAAAAGAAATTGCAAAAAGATTTGGTAAGAAATATGGAGTATTTGTCAACTCCGGAAGTTCTGCATGTTTATTAGCAATAGCATCCCTTGATCTTCCTAAAGGAAGTAAAATTATAACTCCTGCTTGTACTTTTTCAACAACACTAGCTCCTATTATTCAATTAGGATACATTCCTGTATTTGTTGATGTCGATCCTACTTCATATTGTGCTAAAGTAGAAGATATAATGGAAGTTCTAGACAAGGATGTAAGAGCTATAATGCTCCCTAACTTAATAGGCAACAAACCAGACTGGGAATCCCTCAGATTTGAATTAGATAACCATAACAGACACGATGTGTTATTGATAGAAGACTCAGCAGATACTATCACTCATACAGAATGTACTGATGTGTCTACTACTAGTTTTTATGCTTCTCATGTTATCACAGCTGGTGGAGTTGGAGGTATGGTAATGTTTAACGATAAAAAACATGTCACACGTTGCCTCCAATACAGAGATTGGGGGCGTATAGGAGATGATTCTGAAATAATGGATGATCGTTTTAACCACAAAGTAGATGGAATTCCTTATGATCATAAATTTTTATATAGTGTGTTAGGGTACCACATGAAAGCTTGTGAAATGAATGCTGCTTTTGGCCTTGTTCAACTAAAAAGATTTGAAAAATTCTCTAAAATTCGTAGAGAAAATTTTGAAAGATACTTAGAAAATTTACAAGGTGTAGGAGATTTAGTTCTTCCTAATGATAGTCTTAAACCTAATTGGTTAGCTATTCCTTTACAAACTGAAAAAAGATTTGAACTCCTTACATTCCTTGAAGAAAATAATATTCAAACTAGAGTAACATTTGCTGGTAATGTAACACGTCACCCAGTTTATAGAGAATATTTGCAAGAGTTTACTAACTCAGATATTATTATGAAAAACGGTTTTTTGTTAGGAGCTCACCATGGAATGACAATTGAAGATGTAGATTATGTTTGTGATAAAATTAAAGAATTTTTTGCACGACAATTATAGTTATCAATGGAGTCAAAAAGATGAAGAATATTTCAATTTTAGGTGACGGCTTATTAGGATCAGAATTACAAAATCAACGATCGAACTGGATGTTATATTCTCGGCGACAGACGAATTTTGATATTAAAGATATCAATATACCTGAGTCAGATGTAATTATTAACTGCATAGCACATACAAATACATATGATACAGATCGACAACCTAATTGGGACGTAAATTATAAATTCGTATCAGATTTAGTAGAATATTGTAATACGACTAATACTAAATTAGTTCATATATCAACAGATTATATATATTCAAATTCTGACACAAATGCAACGGAAGATTCAGTGCCAGTTCATTGTAATAATTGGTATGGGTATACAAAGCTATTAGCAGACGGCTATGTACAGTTAAAAAGTAATGATTATTTAATTATTAGATGTACACATAAGCCGACTCCATTTCCATACGAATCAGCTTGGATTGATCAAATTGGTAATTTTGACTATGTCGATTTAATAGCTTCATTGATAATAAAACTTGTAGAAAAAAATTGTTACGGCGTTTATAATGTGGGCACTCATACAAAGACTATGCATGAATTAGCAAAACGTACTAGGATAGTAAGTTCATCATTCCGCCCAACATATGTGCCTGGCAATACTAGTATGAACATTAACAAATTAACAGGAGTTATATGCGATTTGCATTAATAGTCGATAGTTGTGGCGTTGGATCTTATCAAGTTAAAGATAATAAAGCATATTCATTAATCGACGGCAACGTGCCATTTCAATTTCACCATTCTATTGGTAATGAATGTTTTATGGGATTCTGGAGTTTGCCATTTGTTTTCGATGGATGTTTTATTAATTGGAGCGAATGGACCGATTTACCAGATCTAGATTTAGAAGTAATATTTATATCGATTGAAAAACGTTTTGATACTTGTACTATTGAACATTTACGTGAAAAATATCCAAATGCTAAAATTTATGGTTATGTAAAAGAAACGTGGAATTGGGAACATGCGTGGAAGCAGCGATTACACGTACTCAATCAATGTGATAAAGTTATAATACCAGTTGAAAATCTTGGACTATTTCCTCAACTAACAGCTAATTGTATACGTGATATAGAATACTTACCACAGCCAGTAAATATAGATTATTTATATAATCATTATTACACTGATGAACGTACCGATTCTATATTTGCCTATGATATTGTATGGAATCAGTCTAGACGCGGTAATACAATTAAATTTGCACAATATCTTAGTCAAAAATATAACGTAGATCTGATTAATATTAATACTCAATATGAAAAAAATCAATGGGAAGCTTTTTTAAATTACTGGCCTAAATGTACATTTCATGTAAACTTAGACCCAATGCCTATGTTTCCAGGTCAACAAGCAATCCAATGTGCTACTCTAGGCGTTATTCAATTAGGCGGAGTTAATGATTCGCATGCGCGATTGTTTCATGAAACGGCTACAAATGATCTTAAACTTTTAGAAGATAAATTTGTAGAATATTTAGAAAATTTTGATAGACGTATAGAAGTAATGGAAAATGCATTCCATAAAGTTAATAAACTGTATTCATTTGAAGCAGTATATAATAAATTTAATAGGATCATAGAATGAAAGTAGGATTTATCACGACAAGCCACTGGTCAGATGAATTCCGTCCGGATGGCGGTATGTTTATTAAAAGATTTCATACAACTTTAAAAGAACATTGTAGATTTAATTATCAACTGTATATTATTGATAATGCATCTACTTATAAAATAGACGTTCCTTCAGATGCATTATATACTCGGATTGATGATCAACGAATTGCCGGTATTACCGGTGCATGGAATCGTGGCATATATCAAGCTTATACAGATAGATGTGATATTATTATCAATTGTAATGATGATTTATATTTCAATGAGACTATTAATGTATTTATTCAATATATACATCATGATAATAACGATGATATAATTTACAGTGCATTGTCAAATGGAATATTGGGTGGCGCACAAAAAGCTAATGCTCCTTCGCAAGGCATTCAGATAAAATCATGTAACAGCGATCATACATGTATTAATGGCTTCTTTTTTGGTATGACACGTAAACATTATGAAAAATATCGATTTACGGAAGATCAATATTTCAACAAAAATAATCGTCACAATGGCGGCGATGGTAAATGGGGAGGTCAGGAAGGACAGTTTATCGAAAATTCGGAAAAAGGATTATTTGCTAAAGTTGTTAATGAATGTTGGCTACCACATGACAAACTCCGCGGTTGGAAACAATTAGTAGGACAGTAATGAGAACAGAAGATACGAATACTACTTACGAACATCTTTGTAAGATGTTAGATAATAATAAACGCGTATATTATAGCAGATTCGGCGATGGCGATTTTTATATAATGAATGGCCGCAGAGAGAAAATGCATCAACATTCGCCTGAACTGGAACGAGAATTAACAGAAGCATTTCTCATTGAAGACCCGTTGTATTTAAGAGGCGCTATGGTTAACTATCCTACGGAACCCGGCATGAGACCAGGGTTATTTGCTCCGCCTTCAGATAATAGTATGATAGAACATTGGCTGATTAATAATCAAAAGATACCGCCATCAACTACTTTTTATAGTCATATCATGTTCCATTATATCTCAGTATTTAAACAAGATAAAATGAAACATTTTCTAAACACGTACATACGTCCGCGTACTAAAATGTTTATTGGTGCAGTGCCTAAAGAGGTAATTGAAAAATTAGTTGGGCCGATCGATTTTTACGTTAATGTCCCGGAACGCGACGCATATTATACAATCGATGATTGGTACCCATCTATCTTAGAAAATATAGATAAAGTGGATTTATGTCTTCCAGCAGCAGGAATGGCTGGCCGTGTTATTCAAAAACGATTATGGAAGTTAGATAAAGATATACATTCAATTGATTTAGGGTCTGTTATTGACGCGGCATGTAATGTTTCATCTAGAACCTGGATTGATCTCGTAGACCGAGGCGATGCCAGCAGTAAAATTTCAAATTTATTATTATGATTATAAACAAAACATTAGTAGATGCTATTGACTTAACGTCGTATGTACACTTGATCTCTCGTAAAGATCATAAGCCAATTTTTCTAGCACCAGCCGGTGAAAATCATTATAAACTATTAGCTTATATTGCCACTCAATTAAATAATAAACTGATTATTGAGTTAGGTACGCATGAAGGAACGAGTAGTACGGCATTAGCTATTAATAAGTCGAACAAAATAGTTACATTCGACGTAAAAGATATGTATACGGTGACAGCCCAGCCTTCAAATGTAGAACGTAAGATTGGTAACATATTTAAACTGGGCATGCAAGATGTATTATTGCAGTCCGCAGTTATTTTCTTAGATACTGCTCATCGCGGAGATTTTGAATGGGAAGTATATTCATTTCTTAAAGAGAACGACTATAAAGGCATTCTAGTCTTAGATGACATTCATTGGAATGACGCCATGAAAAAGTTTTGGGAAAAAATTGATACGATTAAATATGATGTCACGCATTTAGGCCATGGCATTTGCCCGGATGGGATTGCCGGTACCGGGATTGTAGATTTTAGTGATCAGGTAGTTATAGATGATAAAAATTAAATTGTCCGATCCGACAGATCAAAAAAACTTTAGCGGGCTGTTACATGCACGTGATATACTACCCGAGTATAGTATACAGCTCACAGATTCAAATGACTATGATTATGAATTTGTATCTCATAAGAATTATGTAGATTCTTCTATACCACTCGAATATAGTATAGAAAAAGGTATCAATGCATTAGCAAATAAGACTGGCGATTATTTTTTGTTTAGTGGTGCAGATTCTACGTCATTGTTAGGTGCATATGAAGTTTTTTCTGAAAGTAGTGCAAAGTTTTTATTCAAAAAACAACTATTATCTCGTGAAGATTATAGACAGCCGGCAGCGTTGAATAAATGGTTCTTTGGTAATGGGACATTATTAGACAAAGGATATGATATTCCTAACGATGAATATAATCGTATACAATTAACTGGTTATAATGTAGGACACAATTGGCCACATCTGCATCAATTACAGTATCCAACTAACGTACGTGATATTGACGTATGTGCAGTATATCAAACACATATCCCACGTGAAGTATATGATCATGAAGTACGTAGTGATACATTATATGCTGCACACCGCGATAGAGCCTGGCAAGAATTATCAAATCTCGAAAAGAAGTATCGTATCATAAAAGGACAGTCGACACCACAACAATTTGTAGAGATTATGAAACGATCTAAAATCGGAATATCGCCATTTGGAATGGGCGAATTATGTTATAGAGATCTAGAACTAGTACAGTGGGGATGCCTACTCGTTAAACCAGATATATCTAAAGTGAAAACAAAGCCGGACTTTTTCAAACCGATGGAAACATATGTTCCGGTCAAGCCAGATTGGTCAAATCTAAACGAAACAGTTGAGAAAATACTTGGAAATTGGCAAGATTATCAATATATTATCGATAATGCAAGAAGGCAGTTATCAGAAATGTATTCATATCATAATGTTTGTATGCACTGGTACAAATTTTTTGCTAACTTAGATAATATATCTACGCAGGAAGAACAATGAAAAAGATATTAGCAATTGCTCCGCATACTGATGATATTGAGTTAGGTTGCGGCGCAACGTTAAATAAACTAAAAGATACATGCCAGATTGATGTAATCGGCATTACATCGGCACAGCCACTAGCAATTGGCGACCCTGTAGAAGAATTCTACCAAGCAATGTCCATACTTAAAGCTAATGTGACATTTTTAGACTATACACCTAGAATATTAAATGAACAACGACAGAAATTGCTAGATTATTTTTGGAAACTTAATCAAAATAATAAATACGATTTAGTTTTCTGTCCATCATCATACGACCATCACCAGGACCACCAAGTAGTATATCAAGAAACGTTTAGAGCATTTAAGCATTCGACTATTTTAGGATATGAACTGCCATGGAATAATCGCACGTTTAGGACAGATGTGTTTATATCAGTACAAGAAGATGATCTAAATGCTAAAATAAAGATGTTAGATTGTTACAAAACGCAACAGGAGCGTGCGTTTATGTGTAAAGATTACGTATATGATATGGCTCGTACACGCGGATTGCAAGTTGGCAAGAAATATGTAGAATCATTTGAAGCAATTAGAATTGTAGATTTAGTATGAAAAATGTAGTATGGTGGGCTGGTGTAAAAACTAGCGAATTCAATGATAAATACGGCGGCCATGATTGGATTGAAATATCAAAAAAATCTTGGCAGTACTGGTGCAAACAGAATGATGTAGAGTTTGTTGCATTCGAGGAACCTATTGAAAAAGATGTACGTCGGTTTAGAATCAATTGGCAAAAATCTATTTTTGTATTTGATGAATTGGAACGTCGTAATATCGATTATGATCAGATATGTCTTGTCGATGCATCGTCAATAATTAAATGGGATGCGCCAAATTTCTTTAACTTAACAGACCATCAGTTTTGTGCTGTTAAAGAAACAGATAACATGAATTGGATGTTGGCTAGTATAAAGGGGTATGAGCCATTTTTTGGATATAAACTTGACCCAATCAAGTATTTTAGTAGCGGCTTCTTAGTCTTTAATAAATTGCATAGAGAGCTGTTCATGTCATTTAAACAGCTATATTATGATAATGTAGATACATTTGTAAAATTACAGGATGAAATAGTACGTAAAGGTACAGAACAAACGCCATTAAATTATTTAGCACAGATACAAGGAGTCGATGTAAAGTTTCTATCGCCGGCATGGAAGTTGACTCATATAAATCGTAAAGAAATGTTTCAGCATAATTGGCAACTTCAAGAAGATGCTCGTCCATTTTTTGAAAAGTATGGTTATATATGGTTCTTTACTGGAATTAATAAAGAGAATCGATCACATATTATGTCTCAAGCTTGGGAAAGGTATAAGACATTTTATTCAGACGATCACGTGTTAAATAAGATTAAGAATAAACATATTGCAAAATATACTACGAGTCATAAATTTAAACAGGATATATTATACTTTTTTTCAGCTGAAAAATATAAACAAATGAATGTGCTTGAATTAGGTGCATGCCGCGGCGACACGACTCGTATATTAGCCGAATGTTTTAATCATGTTTATAGCTACGAGCTCGATAATACTAATATTGCGGATGCTCGAAATATTACTAGTGATTGTGATAATGTAACATTGACATGTGCTGATGTATATGACAAAGACTTCGATTTACCAGATGTCGAAATTCATGTAGCATTTATAGACGCAGGCCATACAGCCGACCATATTAAATATGATATTGAACGTATTAAACGTAAATATGGAGATGTTATAATGATATTTGATGACTATGGGCAACCGGACCGGGCATTGTATAATGAAATTAATCAATTAGCTGTTGATAGATATATTGGTGAAAATGCAGGCTTTGTAACTGCAAATGGAATTAAATTTGTAACATCAGAAGGTGTTATATGTAATATGAAGTAAGATATGAAAAATATTATATTCTTAGTTGATGTAAAATTGCCCGGTAAGCAAAAAGATGTAGGTCGTTGGGCCGGAACGCGAAGCGATCCGTATAAGTTTAGTATTGATAGTTGGAAAGAGTGGAGTAAACATAACAATTGTGAAGTATTTATTCTCAATGATTTAATACGAGATCATAGCGATATGCCAGTTTCATGGCAACGGTATTATATATTTGATCTATTAGAAGCCAATGAAATAGAATATGATCAGATTATGTATGTAGATGCTGATACAATCGTGCATCCAGATTGTCCTAATGTATTCGAAATGAGTGATAGGAAATTTTGTTTTGTACATAATGATGGTAGCTATGATTGGGTTCTGCGTAGTATAGAAAATTATTCAAGACATTTCTTTAACGGATATATGTTTAGATTCGATCACTATTTCGACTCAGGCATGTTAATTTTTAATAAAGATCATAAACAATTTTTCAGTGATATCATATCATTTTTTGATAATAATCGAGATAGACTGCTTGAAGCGGAGAAAGTATGGCATGTGGGAACAGATCAGACCCCGGTCAATTTTTTAACGCATATAAATGAAATTGATTACAAAGTGTTGCCATATGAGTATAATATGGTCGATTTGAATCGTAAGGAATTATTACAAGAAGATCTGCCTTTTACTCAATTAGGATGGATATATCAGTACAATTCGATTCCAAACAATAAAGATGATCGATTGACATATTATTGGATGGAAAAAACATATAATAAGCTTTACAAAGGAAAATAAAATGGGATTAGGTAGAATAGATTTAAGTGATTTATGCCAAGCATTTATTGTAGATATATTACCGGCGGGTTCGACAATTGTAGAATTAGGCAGTGGATATGGAACTAAACGCTTAACAAAGCATTATACAGTGTATTCAGTAGAACAAAATAAGTCATGGGTCGGTTTTTGTGATAAATCGAATTATATTCATGCTCCTATAATCGATGGCTGGTATGATCCCGGTATCTTAAAAGAGCAGTTGCCGGGCGAGTATGACATGTTGATAATCGACGGTCCCGGCAGCGTCGGAAGGTCATATTTTATGCGGCATATTGAACTATTCCCTAATCTAAATAATATTCCAATTATCGTAGACGATGCTAATAGAAATGAAGAGAGGATATTATTGAATGAGTTGTCTAACTATCTCGGTAAAGAATATTCATTAATAGAAAATGATCCGGGAACAGCTTACTTTATGCCATGAAACGAACTAAATTTGCAATAGGATGTCTAGTTCAGTGGTATGAATGTGACATAATCGAAGAATATATCGATTCATTGAAAGATGCGATTGAAGAGTATGACGGCGATGTATTAGTAGACTTTACTATATGTTTGAATCAAGATCTCGAGAAATGTATTAGCGCTGAGCAATTAAAGCTTTGTGAAGCTAAAATAGGAAATCAAATATTAGATATTAGATTTAAAACTAAATTTACGCGTGAATTAGTAACAGTTGCGGATTATAGAAGAGAATTTAATGATAAGTATTGTGATTTAGCTGATGTATTAATTTGGGGTGAAAGTGATGCGATATTGCCTAAGCAAATGTTTACTGTATTAGACAGACTCCATCATATGTCATTACAAAACAACAATCCTAAATATTTAGCATTTTTTGGGACATGTAAGATGTGGGATGATACTTGGAAAGTATTAGAGCATAATGACTTTACTGATAAGCCGTTTATAGAAGATGATACTGAAAACTGGTGGAGTCTGCGTTATGACATGACTAAAGATGAGATGAATGCCATCAATGATAAAACAGATGAATTGGATGTACGATTAGTGTCACCGCATAAGTTTAATGGCTGTGGCTTGGTTATTTCGTCTGAAGTAATCCGCGCCGGCGTAAACATTCCTAAGTCAGTATTCTTTGTACATGAGGATTCGGCATTTATGTTTATGACAAATAAAGTATTAGGTAATATACCTCAGTATATAATTAAGAATATCTTACTAGTCCATAACAGAAAACATCGAAATAAACGGATGTATATTAAAGGTGAGGAAGCATTCGATGCAAAAGATCCAGGGGCTAAACGTAGATCAAATAAATGGTATACTCTAGCAAATAAGATGTGTGACCAGAACTATCATAATCTATTCAATCCATCATATAAATCCTTTTCATGGGAAGATGTATGGGCTAATGTAAAATAAAAAAATAAAAAAAAATTCTGGTATGAAACGTACGATAAAATTTATACAAATCGGCACTAGTGTAGCGAATGATGACGTATTTGAAAAAGTAAAAGATTGCGACATCGAATTAGGAATATTAGTAGAACCGATACCGAAGTTCAAGGAAGAGATTTTACAGTGCTATGATGGCATAGATAATATATATTTAGAGCAAGTTGCAATAGTTTCAGAAAATTCTGACCAGCAAAATGCTACTCTTTTTTGTAGTGATACGCATCTAGGCATTGCGTCGTTCAATAAAGATCATTTAATTGTACATAGAATAAATGATGCGGATATATATGAAATAAACACGCCTTGTCTTAAGGTATCTGATATATTTGAAAAATATGACATACAAGAACTAGATTATTTGTTTATAGACACTGAAGGTTCGGATGCGGACATACTTCTATCTATAGATTTCGCGAAAGTTAACATTACAGAAATCGTATTTGAAGATATTCATATAGATGGACCGCAGAAATTTGGAGGAAATAAGACTAGGGAGTTGTTTACTCATTTAATGCGATCTGGATATACTCTTACTAAAGAACATAAATGGAATACTACAGCGAAACTGCAACATAAAATAACAACGTGCATTTCTACAAACAATAATTTAGAGTATCTTAAATTAGCAGTGCAGTCTGTTAGGCAGAATGCATACTACAAAAATATGCCAATTATCGTTTATGCAGAAAATTGTACGGATGGTACCGATGAATGGCTAGCTGATAATGAATACGATATTGAATATTATATTGAAAAGAATGATACCGAAAAGGGCATCGGAGGCGGTATGGATTTTTGTGTTGACAAAGCTAAAACGGAGTTTGTTAACATTATTCATTCTGATATGTGGATTGCGCCAAATCAAGACTTAGAACTACTTAAGTTATATACAGGACTAGATCCTAATGAAAGACTTATAGCATCGTCTTTTAGAATCCAACCAAAAATATTTCCTAATGACCCAGATTATAGGCCTGGCACGGTATTTGTACCTATGAATGAATTCGGTGCATATCATAATGATTTTGACAGTAAATATTTTGATGAATGGTCTTTGGAATTTTGTGAAGAAAATGATATATTTGTAAGGAAAGGTGGAGGCGCCGGCTTTTTTTGTAGAAAACGAGATTATGAATGGATTGGCGGTAATGATCCACAGTTTGCACCGGCCTCTTGGGAAGATAAAGATTTGTTTATTCGAATGCAGTTAGAAGGATATACATTTAAGATGACGAGCAAGTCTGTGGTATGGCATTTTAGTGCACGTGGCAGTCATTTTAGAGATGAAGCTAAAGATGACTTTAGCAAGAAATCCCAAAGGCAAATCAGATCTGAACAATTTAATTCACAGAAATTTATAAACAAATGGGGCCGGCTACCTGAAGATGATGAACAGACATTTGTTAAGCCTATTTATGGAACTAATGTAAAAACAAGATTAGGAAGTTATGAAGATAAGTTTAATTCAGCCATCTCGCAATAATTTAAAGTATCTCAAATGGTCATATGATTCGATACGTAAGAACCAAGGCAACCATATAGTTGAAATTTGTGTAGCTGATGACGATAGTAGCGATGGTACGTGGGAATGGTGTCAAGAACGAATGGCTGCGGATAAACATTTCAGCGCTATTCGTAATGAATCCGGAAAACGATTAGGTCATACGATATTATATGATCAATTAGTTAATGAAGTTGCTAGTCATGATATTTGTATGATTTATCATGCAGATATGTATTTATGCCCAGGTGCTTTAGATGCTATTGAAGATGAACTTAAAGAAAAAACAATAGTATCTTTAACTCGAATTGAACCACCATTACACCCAGATGGCCCTGAAAAGATACTTAAAGACTTTGGTGTTGAACCTGAAGAGTTTAATGAACATGGCTTATTAGAGTTTATCAATTCTAGAGTACCGGCTAATGATACTACTGAAGGGATATTTGCTCCATGGGCATTTTGGAAGAGAGACTTTCAAAAAATAGGCGGCCATGACCCATTGTATGCGCCGCAGTCTAAAGAAGATAGTGATATATTTAATCGATTTCACCTTAATGGCATTAAATTTATACAAACATGGCATGGCTGTGTTTATCACATGACATGTAGAGGAAGCCGAAGGAACACGCATGATGGTGCACCTAATATACAAACGAACAATCCAGAGTGGGAAGCTCAGAACATCCGGTCAACTCGTAACTTTATTCGTAAATGGGGACATTTCGTTAAACATGATAGGTATATGAAACCTATCATTCCGCCGAAGTATAATATTGAGTTTAGAGTGTTTAACTGCACATTAAATGCATTAGCTCAATTAGAACCATGGTGTTCGATAATATACACCGATTTGCCAGAATCTGATCGGCAGAGATATATCAAGCAGGAACAGGTTAATACTAGATTTAAGCTTTCTAATCGTGTATATGGATTAATGGGAGAGCTAGCATCAGAAGCTGATATCTTGGTAAGAATAGATTGTAATAATTTTGATTGGCAACGAGATTTTTATTATATTCAGCATATGTCAGAAATTATTAATGATAGTGGCGAGCAAGGTACATTCGATTTAGGAAATCTAAGAATCACTATCGAAGATATGTCGACATATGAAAGCGATTTAATCGTCTGTGAAAGTAATATTTATTCAAAATGATGTACTATATTTTGTACCCCGGCGATACGGAGTCAGATGCTATTAGAGAAATTAATCAATTAGGCGAGGATAATGGATTTGGTGTATTTTGGGCCGGCCAAGGATTAAATGTACTGCAAAGAGCAGTAGAACAAAATCATGATATTGTAGAACATTTTTCAATCTTCGATGAACGTCGTAACTCATATACAATCGAAGAATTTTTAACTAAAATAGCAAAACTTAAAGTTAGGATTAATAATGGGTAAGTTTCAATGGCGAGAAGTCGATGAATATGAAAGAGCAGGTAGCCAGAAAATTAAACGTCGTACTAAGTTTATTGATGAGGATGGTACGGATTTGTCTCCAAAAAAGCCGCAGCGTAGAGCCAAGCGTAAATAATCAGATATTTATTGAAAAAGGAATTAATATGTGTTATACTAGAGAACAAATAGAAGCTGCTATGCAGTCTAAAGGATACCGTTGGTTTACTAATGGCGATTATAACGTTAATATCGTAGGTGTACGTAACATGGACACTGCCGGCGAAGTAACTAACAAATTTGACGACTGCGTTACTATTTCATACAAAGAAAATGATGAATGGCAATTTAGATGTTATGAAGCAACTACAGATCCAGGTAAGTATTGGATGGAAAATCTAATCAACCCAGATGGTGCTGCTATTCTTAAACCAGGCCAATATCGTAAGTCTCATAAGATAAGATTACATCGCGGTCAATATGAAGCGTTAGGTCAATGCGGTCCATTAAAAGTATATAGGGATGATGACCAGGACTTAACATATGATATTAGCGAAGAAAATGTTCAGGAAGGATTGTTTGGCATTAATATCCATAGAGCAA